ACAGAGGAAAGTGTAAGAAAAGAATTTAAAAGATTTTTTGAAAAAAATTAAAGTTTGTCCGTTTTGTCCGATATGTCCGCTTCAAAGATGCTATAGTATATCATGAACGAATTGGATATAACCAATGCGTTCCATACGTACTTTCCCATAAAGGCAATTTATAACGTAGCGCCGCAACACTGTCTGTGTACTTCGAGGGTAGGAATAAATGTTGCAGACGTTAATAAAAAGATCGGCATAAAGCTGATAAAACCTCCGCGCAATCGGTACAAGCGGCGCGTATGGATTGCAAATTTCCCGCGGGAAAAGGTTATTGCTTATCCTGCTGACTGGAGGCCAGTTCGAAAAGCATACCGGAACATAGCTCAGCAGGTAGAGCAACTGGTTTATATCCAGCGTGTCGGTGGTTCAAGCCCATCTGTTCCGATCACGTGAGGGAAGCGCGTGAATGCAGGTTTTCATAATAGTATCTCCTTAAAGGGGCGGAGCTGGCAGCAGTTCCGCTTTTAAAATATTCGGGTGTCCAATTCGGACACCTTTTTATATGCCAATTTTCGTACAGCGTGCACAGCACCAGCACTTACATGCTTTAGGCAGAGGATTCACTGCGTGTGAGTGTTTGCGCACCTCCTTTCGGCATGGCGGCAACCGGCTGTCGTTATGGTGCTGGCAGGACTGTATTTGAGAGGTGAACTTATGCCTATATATAAACGATGCAGTCGGTGCGGGAAAAGAATCCAGTCCGGCAGCAGATGTCCATGTCAGAAAGAAAGACACAGAGAGTATGACAGATACAGCAGGGATAATAAGAGTAAGAAATTTTACGATAGTGTAGAATGGCAACGAAGCAGAGAGAATGTATTGGAGTTGGATCAATACATAGATGTTTATATGTATATGACAGAAGGTGTGATGATACGAGCTGATACGGTTCATCATATAATTCCATTAAGGGATGACTGGAATAAAAGAAATGATCCAGATAATCTTATGAGCTTGAATCATGATACACATAGCAAAATAGAGCAACTATATAAAGCAGATAAAGAGAAAATGCAGATAGAATTACAGGAAATGCTGACTGAATACCGTAAATTAGTAAGACAGGGGGGAGTGTAAAAGTTTGGAGCAGTCGCTCCAGACCGCACTGCCCCTTTTCTTCACACAAATTTCTAAATACTTAAAAAAAGTTGGCAGAAAGGAGGAATGAGAGTGGGAAGACCGAGAAAACCATTGGAAATGCAGAGAGGAAACCTCACTGTGATAAGCATGGAACGCAGAAAAAATGAAGAAAAAAAAGTAAAAACCGGATCGAGCCAGCTCAGCAGACCTCCGGATTGGCTAATCGATGAAGTGGCAGTGAAAGAATGGAAAAGAATCGTAAAAGAACTGAAAAAAATAAATCTTATTGGAAATCTGGATAGAAATAACCTGGGCGGCTACTGTAATGCTTTCGCAAATTATGTAAAAGCTACAAATATTTTAAGAGATCAGACATTTTACATAGATCGCGAGACACGTAATGGAGTGATTGTGGTAAAGAATCCTATGGTAGATATCCAGAAAGGATATGCTGAGGAAATGAGAAGATTTGCTTCATTATGTGGCTTAACTATAGATGCAAGGCTGAAGGCAGCAGCTATAAAGACAGATAAAACACAAGAAGATATTACAAAGAAGTTTGGTAATATATGACGATTAAAGAGGAATTACAGGAATATGCCAGGCAGTGCCTTAGCGGCGTAATAATATCTGGAAAGAAACATAAGTGGGCCTGCAGGAGATTTTTAGAGGACTGCAAAAAAGAAGAGGCAGCTTTAAGCTTGAAGGAGCCGTGGCCTTACATTTGGAATGAAGAAGAAGCAAATGGAATTGTTGAATGGTTCAGCCTGCTCAGACATTCAAAAGGAGATCTTGCGGGACAGCCGATTGTCTTAACGGTATGGCAGAAATTCAATTTGTGCCAATTGTATGGTTGGAGAGAAAGAGCAACTGGATATAAAAGATTCCGACAATCGTTTATAGAGGTTGGAAGAAAAAATGCAAAGTCGCAAATGGAAGCAGGAGTGGCTTTGTATGAAATATCTGTCTGGTCTACCAGAAACCAGGAAAATTATGAATATTATACAGCAGGAACTAAGCGAGATCAGTCAAAAATTATATTGAATGAAGCTAAATTGATGCTGAATAATTCACCATTAAAGACTAAATTCAAGCTCACACGTGATGCAGTCTTTCATAGAAAAACAGGCAGTTTTATCAAAGCTCTGTCGAAGGAAGACGGACAGAATGGTGATGGTACTAATCCAGCTGGACTGATTTTGGACGAATATCATCAGCATAAAACAACTGAATTCTATGATTTGGGACTTGGATCCAATACAAAAGAACCTTTGTTGATGATCATTACAACAGCAGGAATGGATCTGACATATCCCTGTTACACACAGGAGTACGCATATTGCTCAAAAATACTTAATCCTGATATAGATATTGATAACGATAAATATCTGGTTGATATTTGTGAAGTTGATCCGGAGGATTATAAAGAAAACCTTGAAAATCTTGAAAATGAGAAATTTTGGGAAAAAGCAAATCCGATAAGGATGAGTTACGAAAATGGTCGCGAAAAGATTAGGGATGCTTGGAAGGTTGCGAAAAGTATTCCTGAGAAGATGACAGCATTTTTAACAAAAATGCTCAATATCTGGGTGCAGGCAAAAGAAAACGGATACATGGACATGGCAAAATGGAATGCCTGTGAAGTTTGTGATATTCCGATCAATACAAAAGGGATGGATGTGTATGTCGGATTCGATATGTCAGCAAAGATAGACTTAACTTCAGTATCATTTATTATTCCTTTTAAAAGCGAGGAACGGGATGAGAATGATGAACCAATTGTGAAATATATTGTATATTCGCATTCGTTTATACCGAACAGAGAAAAACTTTGTGAAAGGAAGGCAAAAGATAAAGTAGACTATGATGCATGGGAGAGACAGGGATTCCTGACGGTCACGGAGACACCGATTGTTAATCAGGATGCTGTAATGAAATATGTTTTGAAGGTATGTAGAGAAAATGAATGGAAGATACATACACTATGTTTTGATCCAGCGAATGCAAGCAAATTGATGATGGATTTGTCTGATCAGGGATACGTTGTAGAAGAGGTGTATCAAAGTCATAAATCACTGAATGAATCTACACAGGGATTCAGAGAACAGGTATATTCAAGAAATATCTTGTATACGCATAATCCGCTTCTGAATTTTGCAATGAGCAATGCGGTTATCAGAAAAAATAATGGATTGATCAAGATTGATAAAGATGCCACAACAAAGCGAATCGATCCCGTTGATGCTGTTTTGTGTGCATACAAACTCGCTATGTATCATGAGTTTTACCCTTCTGTATTGAAGGGAATAGATGAATTTTTGGAGAGTGACTGGTAATGAATATTGCGAAAAGGATAAAAAATGCAATACAGGCATTAAAAGGACAAACTGTAGAACTGAATGATAAAGAACTTTTAGAGTGGCTTGGAATATCTACGACAAATTATAAAGCAGTATCAGAAGTAACATATTATACGTGTCTGAAATTACTTGCGGAAACATTGGGGAAAATGCCACTTAAATATTATCAACAGACAGAAAGAGGACGGATCCGTGCTGATCCTACAACTGCCGGGATACTCATGAGTGTACGTCCAAATCCATATATGACACCAACGACTATGTGGACCACAGTTGAACAGAATTGTCAGCACTATGGAAATGGCTATATCTGGATAAGAGGAAAGTTCCTGCCGGCTAGATATGGTGGTCAATATCAGATTATGGATATGTGGCCAATGCAGAGTAACTATGTAACTCCAATCATGGATGATGTTGGTATCTGGGGCGGAGAAGGAAAACTTTATTATCGATATAGTGATCCAAGAACAGGAAAACAGTATCTGTTTAAGGATAGTGAAGTGATGCATTTTAAAACCTGGTACAGCCTGGATGGATTCATGGGAGAGTCCGTGAGAAGTATATTGTCTCATACGGTCGATGGAGCAAATGCCAGCCAGAGATATATGAATCAATTGTACGAAAACGGGCTTACAGCAAGAATGGCCATGCAATACACCGGAGATCTAAGCGATGAGAAAGTGAAAAAATTACAGAAAAAGTTCGCCGATGGTTTGTCAGGACCTCAGAATGCAGGAAAAATCGTGCCGGTTCCCATAGGATTGACATTGACTCCATTGAATGTAAGCCTGGCAGATGCTCAGTTTTTCGAATTGAGAAAATACAGCGCTTTACAGATTGCCGGTGCGTTTGGAATTAAGCCAAACCAGATTAATAATTATGAAAAGTCCAGTTATTCAAATAGTGAGACACAGCAGCTGGCTTTTTTAGTAGAAACCATGTCATACAGAATCAAAATGTATGAGGAAGAAATCAATGGAAAAGTCTTAATGCCGGATGAGATTGCTGATCAAAAGTTTTACAAATTCAATGAACGGTCAATCTTAAGAACTGACAGTAAGACTCAGATGGAAAATCTTTCAAAAGCTGTAAATAATGGAATATACATGCCAAATGAAGCTAGAGAATATCTCGATATGCCGGCAGCTGATGGTGGAGATGTATTGATGGTCAATGGAAATTATATTCCTATAACACAAGTTGGAGCCCAGTATACTAAAGGAGGTGAAGGAAATGCTGACGATTAATATCAAAGGAGACATTATCAGCAATGATGATAAATGGATTTACGACTGGTTTGAAATGGATGCGACATGTCCTCGCGATGTGACGGATATTTTAAACAGCGCTGCAGTAGATGAGGAAATCGAAGTACTTGTGAATTCTGGTGGTGGATCTGTTATGGCCGGTCAGGAAATATATAGTGCCCTTAAACAGAAGAAAAATGTCGTGATCAAAATTCAGAGTATGGCCGGAAGTGCGGCTGGTGTCATAGCAATGGCTGGAAAGTGTCAGATGAGTCCTGTGGCAATGATCATGATACATAATGTATCTATGTCAGGAGCTTCTGGTGATTATCATGATATGCAGAAAAATGCAGAGATTCTGAAGCAGATGAATTCAGCTTTGGCAGCTGCTTATACAGAAAAATCCGGACGTTCTTTAGATGAGATACTTAAGCTCATGGACAGAGAAACATGGCTTACTGCAAACCAGTGCCTTGATTATGGATTTGTGGATGAGATTATGTCAGAACAACATAATCAGCAGTATACAAACAGTTATAATGGTATGTGGCTGACTGATGAATTGAGGCAGCAGGCAATCGAAGAAAAAAGAAATGTAGAAAACAAGAAAAAAGAAGCGAGAGAGTTAATTGAGGATTTAGACATGTATGGAGTCTGAATCCTTTATTTTATTCAAAAGGAGAGTAAAAAAATGAACAAAAAATTATTAGAGTTACTGGATAAGATCAATAATAAGAAAGTCGAAGTAAGAAGTCTGGTTGATCAGGGGAAGATCGAGGAAGCGAAAGCAGCTAAGGATGAACTCAAAAAACTGCAGGATGAATTTGACATTCTGAAAGACATTGATGATACAGCAGTGACGAATCTTGAAAATAACACAAACAAAGGCGTGAATTTTAATCAGAAAAAAGATTCAGTGAAAGAGTTTGCTGATGCTGCCAGAAAAGGATTCAGAAATTCTATGAACGAAGGTACTGCAGCAGATGGCGGCTATACAGTTCCAGAAGATATCCAGACGAGAATTAATGAGCGTAGAACTGCTAAAACATCTCTGATCGATCTGGTTGATGTAGAAAATGTTACAACAAATAAAGGGTCAAGGACTTTCAAGAAGAGAACTCAGCAGACTGGATTTACAAAGATTGGTGAAGGCGGGAAGCTTTCGGCTGGTTCTACACCTCAGTTTGAACGTATGAGTTATGAAATTGCTAAGTATGCAGGATATTTTCCGGTTACAAATGAGCTTCTGGAAGACTCAGACGCCAATATTACAGACACACTTGTAACCTGGATTGGAGATGAATCACGTGTTACAAGAAATAAGATTATTCTTGGTGTGATTGACCAGAAGGCTAAAACGACAATCAAATCGCTTGATGATATTAAAGAAGCATTAAATGTAACTCTTGGACAGGCATTTAAGCAGACGTCATGCATTGTGACTAATGATGATGGATTACAGTGGCTTGATACACTGAAAAATGATAGGGGAGAGTATTTATTGCAGCCTTCACCAGCAGATCCTATGAAAATGGTGCTTTGCGCCGGCGCAACAACTGTACCGGTAAAAGTGATTCCGAATGACGATATGCCATCGGATACAACTACAAAAGGTACTACAAAGATTCCTGTAATCATTGGAGATCTCAAAGAAGGCATCAAATTTTTTGACAGAAAACGGTTGACACTTATTACATCCAATATTGCCGTTGCCGGAGAGCTGAATGCATTTGAAGAAGATCTGACACTTTTCCGCGCAATCGAAAGAGAAGACTGCAAGACTAAAGATGATGCTGCTTTTGTAAATGGAGTCCTGACCATTACGGAAGCTACTGAATAATAAAAATATAGCATGCCGGGGAAATTTCCGGCATGCTTTGGAAAAGGTGATCAAATGCTGGAAATAATAAAAAGTCGATGTGGAATACCAGAAGATATAGATACTTATGATATAGATATCCAAGTATACATAAATGACTGCCTGGCAGATATGAAAGCATCAGGAGTACCGGAAAGATTACTGGATCTGAATGGAACAGATCCGCAGGTAACAACAGCTGTGACACTATATGTAAAAGCATATCTGGGAGATGACCGATCAGATACAGAAATATATTTAAAGCTTTACAGACAGAAGGTATTTCGGTTGACTATGGAGGACGAATAATGTGGAACAAAAGCATTTCGTTACCGATAAAACGTACTGCGAATGAAGATTCAGAAGGTTTTGAGAACGAAGAATGGGGATATATGACTGGTATCAGGGCAAGTTTCAAGGATGCAACCAGGCAGGATAAGATTTTAGCTCAGCAGGTTGGATACAATGCCAGTATGATTGTGGAAATCGCAGCTTGTGTATATAATAATGCCCCATTTCTAATCGATGAATCGACCAGTCAGATATATGACATCAAACAGACGTTTAAACCGGAAAAATCCCGTATGATATTACTCACGGTGGAGAAGAGAGAGAATGGCAGATTTTAATATGCAGGGGATTGATGACCTTATGTCGGCCCTGAATACACTGGATACTGACCGGATTGCACCAACTATGTTGGAAGAAGTCGTTCCCATCCTGGAAGAGAATGTAAAAAAAAGGACTGCAGCACATAAGGCTACAGGAGCCCTTGCTGAATCAATGAAAGCTTCGAAAGCGAAGCAGACGAAAGAAGGGTACAGCATTTCTGTTCGGCCAACAGGAAAAGACAATAAAGGTGTCAGCAATATGGAAAAAGCATGTTATCTGGAATATGGAACATCAAAACAAACAGCAACACCTGTAATCAGTCCGGCAGTGAGAGAAAGTGAGGAAGCTGTGGCAGAAAAAATGCAGGAAGTATTTGAAAGAGAGATGAAGAAACTTGGAGACTTCTGAAAAAATCGTTGCGGCAATAAGACCATTTGGAGTTCCATGTGTACCAGATTTGTATACAGGTGGAGCTAAACGTTTTGTGACATATAATTTTGCTGATGATTATGGAACTGATTTTGCTGATGACCAACCGGAAACAGTAGTAAACAGTATGCAGATACATTTTTTTATGCCAGCAAATGAATCTTATATAAGCTGGAAGAAAAAAATCCGCAAAGCTTTGTTTGATGCTGGCTTCACATTTCCGGAAGTTATCATACAGACAGAAGATGAGAATACTATCAGACATATGATTTTTGAATGTAGCATTGAAGAATAAAGGAGAGATGAATTATGGCATATATTGGATTAAGAAAACCGATCATAGCACAGAGAACAGGAGCTGGAAAGTACAGCACACCATTTGTATTAGGTAAAGCGATTTCCTTAAATGTAACGCCTAACTACGCTGAAGGAAGTTTAAATGCAGATGATGGTCAGGCTGAATATGACAAGGAATTTAACTATGCAGATGTTACCCTTGGAACGAGTACGCTTCCTATTGAAGCACATGAAAAAATGTTTGGACATACAGTGAGTACTGAAGGCAAAGAAGTAACAATGAATGCAAATGATGAAAGCAGCTATGTGGGTACAGGATGGGTAACCGTTGAAAAGATTGATGGGGTACGTTTCTTTACAGCGAATGTTCTTGTAAAGGTAAAATACAGCGAACCATCTGAGGAATATTCTACAAAAGGAGATTCTATTGAGTATAAGACTCCATCAATTTCAGGCCGCGCATTAAAGGAAGATGATGGTACATGGAAAAAGGTCAAGCAGTTTGATACAGAGAAAGAAGCACTTGACTATATTTATAAATTCTTTGGTGTAACTAATCCGCAGGAAACTGTCTGAAAAGAAAATACAGAGGGCTGGTAGGAATGCCAGCCCTGGAAAGGAACGAATATGCTTGGAATAGATTTAGCCTATATTGAACTGTCCGGAGTGAAACTGCCGATCAGATGTGATATGTTAGTTCTCGAAAAGATTCAGGAAGATTATGGAGATATCTCAGAATTTGAAAATAAGTTGATTGGCTTTGAACCGATCTATAATGAGGATGGAAGTGCAAAAACAAATGAAAATGGCAAGAGTATTGGAAAATCGACACTGCCAGATATTAAGACCGTACATTATGGACTGTGGGAATTTATAAAAGAAGGAATTGAATGCAGCGCACAGGAAACAAAGTACTCTGAAAAAGATCTGATCCGGATGGTGGATATCAGTATTGGAGAACTAAGTGATTTGTTACACGAAGAGTTTATGAGATGCTTTAAAAGAAAAAACCAGAACCCCACGCAGAAGGAGACGAAGGAGAAAACACCATAAATTTTGCGTGGGTTATTCTCATTGGCCATGAAATAGGCTATACAGAAAATGAAATATCAAAAATGTATTTTGGAAAATGGTGTGATATGTTTGCTGAATATCGTAATTTCTATAATTTCAAGACCAAAAGGTGTCTTTTTGAAGAGAAAAAGGAAGTTTCACTTATGGACTTGTAAGACTACAAGGAGTATAATATAAGCAACAAGAAAAGTTTCGTATAATAAAAAGGATGACTCTTTATGAATGGAAAGCAAAAAGCAATACGATGGATGAAATATCATGCGGGAAGTACGATTGTACTTGCTTTATTTGTATTTGTTGCATGCCTTGGAGGTTTTGATATGCAACCGGCATTGCTTATATTATCATTTGCAATAGCAGCAGTCCTGCTATTTTCTATAGAATATCTTTTTTGGAAAGCTGTGATATGGATCATGGGAGCGAGGTTTGTTGCAAATCTGTTAAATGATCCGTGGATTATAAAAAAATAAGATCTGCTTACTGTGTGATGGTAAGCAGATTTTTTATTGCTAAAATAGGAGACTGAGCATGGCAAAGCAGAGAAAAATAGGTGCAATTATTGCGCTGGATGGAGAGAGAGAATTTAAGACAGCGGTAACATCGTGCAATAAATCACTGGCAACAATGAAATCAGAAATGAAACTGGTCAGTGCTCAGACGACAGGAAGTGCGAATACACTTGAAGCGTTAAGAAAAAAGCATGATGTTTTACAGCGTACTTTAGATGAACAGGCAAAAAAAGAAGAAGCTGTAAGAAAAGGTCTGGAACATGCACAGGAAGATTATAACCGGGTAGGCTCTGAACTGGAACAGTATAAAACCAAACTGTCAAAAGCCCAGGAAACATTAAAGAAAATGGAAGAATCACAGGATACAACGAAGGAGGCTATGGCCGAACAGCAGAAGGTTGTATCAGAGTTATCTACCACTGTGGAGAAGGGCGAAGTTAGTTATCAGAAAGCAGAAAGCCGTGTACAGGACTGGAAGAAGAGTCTGAATAATGCTGAAGCACAGACAATCACTGCAACAAGAGCATTGAATGAGAACAGTGCGTATATGCAGGAAGCTGAAAAGTCTGCTGATGGGTGCGCAACATCAATCGACGCATTCGGAAAACAAGTCAATGTGGCAGCAGAAGCAACCGATAATCTGAATACTTCAGTCAATAAGATTTTTGTCACGGAAAAGATTGGCGAGATTGCAGACAATATTTCCGGAAAGATGCGTGATCTGACTTCCAGTGCATATGATGCGGCGAAGGAATTGGATGAAGGCTATGACACCATTGTCACCAAGACCGGTGCAACAGGAAAAGCATTAGATAGTCTTCAGGAAAGTGCAAATAATGTTTTCGGGGACATGCCTGCAGATATGCAGGATGTCGGAACAGCAATCGGAGAAGTAAATACACGTTTTGGACAAACCGGAAAAGTTCTGGAGGACACATCAAAACAGTTCATGAAATTTGCTGAAATCAATGATACGGATCTTAATGAATCTATCGATGTATCTGACAGAATTATGGAACAGTTTGGAATCACTACAGAACAGACCAGCGGATTTCTTGGATTATTGACACAGAGAGGACAGGAAACCGGAAAAAGCGTGACTGAGCTGATGTCACAGCTGGATTCTAATGCGGCATTGTTTAAAGAGTTAGACCTTAGCGTGGAAGAATCAGCCAATTTACTTGCAATATTTGAGACAAATGGTGTTGATGCTGGAGTTGCATTAAAAGGACTGAAAACAGCTACAAATAATTATGCAAAAGAAGGGCTGAGTGCAAGGCAGGGACTTGAAAAGACAATTGACAGGATTAAAAAAGCGAAGACTAGCACAGAAGCTCTTGCATTGGCACAGGATACTTTTGGAAGCAAAGGCGCTCAGGTCATGGCTGACGGAATCAGAGAGGGCAGGATCAGCCTGGATGATTTGTCGGATTCTATGGATAACTACAAAAATGTAGTAGAGGATACATTTAAAACTACATTGGATCCATGGGATAAAGCAACTATAGCGGCAAATAATCTGAAGACTGCAGGTTCAGAATTAGTAGGAGAGTTTTTTGAAGTGTTAGCACCAGCGATTGATTCTGCTACTGATACAGTAAAAAAGATTTCGAAGGAGTTTCGGGAACTACCAGAACCAGTAAAAGAAGTTACAGCAGTTGTTGGCGCAGTAGGAGCTGCGGCAGGAATCGCCGGACCACAGATCCTAAAGGTATATAGTGCGGTAAAAACACTAAAGACTGCATCAGAAGCAGGAAAAGCAATTGAGACATTAACGACTGCTCAAACAGCAATGACTGTAGCAACGGAAGGTGCAACTGTTGCCCAGAGCGGCTTCAATCTTGCAATACTGGCAAATCCGGCCACGCTCGTTGTAGGGGGAATTGTTGCCCTTACAACTGCACTGGTTGTTTTCTCAAAAAATACTGAGATAGCAAAAGATTCCACGCATGAATTGGCAGATGTAGCGGATAATGTCAATGAAAGCGCAGGCAAAGCAGCGAAAGCTCTGAATAAGGCTACCGATGGTATCAAAGATGCAGTATCAGGAAATGCTGCCAGTGAAGCTACAGCATATAAGTTGGTTGATGAACTGGATGCACTGACAAGCAAAATCAAATTAACAACTGCTGAGCAAAATAGAATGAAAACAGTAGTTGGAGAATTGAATACAATGTTTCCGGACATGGGACTAGAGATTGACTCTGTAACCGGAAAACTTAGTATGGGTTCCGAAGAAATGAAGAACTATATACAAAATTCTCTTGAGATGGCTAAGATTGAGGCTGTTCAGAAAGCAGTCAAAGAGACAACAGAAAAACTTGTTGATGCTGAAATTGAACAGACAAAATCAGAACAGCAGCTCCAGAAGACAGCAGATGCACTGAATGAGATCCAGAAAAAAAGAGAAGAAGCTGAACAGGCTGTACTTGATAAGCAAAAGGAAAGAGAAGAAGCCCAGAGAAAACTCAATGATGCAGAATATGCGGGAACTGAGACAGCAGATGAACTTCTGGCCAAGATTTATGATACATCAGAAGCCCAGATTGAATATAACGGTGTATTGATGACTGTATCAGATGCCTGTATGAAAATGGCAGAAGACGAACAGGTTCTCACTGAGAAAAAAGGAGAACAGGAAGAAGCTCAGAAAAAATTAAATGATTCTGTCAATGATGCACAGGAAGAAATCAATACATATACAGAGTATATTGAGAGTAATACTGCGGCGGCAGAAAATAACACTGATGCGACCGATGCCAATACAGATGCGGTTAATACCAATACGGAGGCTGTGGAACAGCAACAGGCGGCAGCCAGTTTGAGCATAGAGACTGCAGGACAACAGCTTGAGGCATTCAACAGCCTTTCACAGGCACAACAGACATTGGCAACTGATGTGACGAATGCAGTTCTGACAATGCAGGAAAGTGTGCAGAATAGCCTTGACTCTCAGATGAATATGTTTGAAGAGTTTAATGCCGGTACAGAAATATCCAAAGACACTTTATTATCAAATATGCAGAGCCAGATTGATGGTGTAAGGAATTGGGAACAGAACCTGACTGAACTTGCTGAAAAAGGTGTCGATGAGGGATTACTGCAGAAGCTGGCCGACATGGGACCTGAAGGCTCAACATATGTGCAGGCATTCAATTCTATGACCACGGACGAGTTGGCGAAGGCAAATGATTTATGGAAACAAAGCGTAGATATTAAATCAATGAGCGAGCAGTGGGGGCAGGACCTGACACAGACTGTAGGAGAATTGGCAGCAGGAGGAGAAAATGCATGGCAGGAACTCGGACAGTCTATGAACATGCAAGCCAACGAGAGTGGTAAATATACCGTGCAAGGTTTGGTTGAGGGAATGCAGGAGGCTCAGAAACAGGCGACAGAAGAGGGCAAAGATCTTGGAATCAAGACGATTGACAGTATAAATAAAGCATCTGGAGTAGCTTCACCATCTAAAAAGACGAGGCAGTCAGGCAGATATATTGTATCCGGGTTGACACTTGGAATAAAAGATTCTAAAAGTACGGCAGTTAATATGGCGGTGGAACTTGGAAATGATACTGTTAAAGCGATTTATAATGCATTACAGCGGGGAAACCCACGCGTAAAGACGATTGCAGCGGCGATTGGAACAAATGCAACAAGATCCATGACAAAGTCAGTTGATACCAATGCAATATACAATATGGGGTTAAATATGGCATATGGTCTGGCAAATGGAATCACAGCAGGAAGGTCCAGCGTAATAAATGCAGTAGCGAATATGTGTGCATCGGCTGTTAATGAGGCAAGAAGCCGGCTGGATATACACAGTCCATCAAAGGTATTTGAAAAGATTGGGTCCTATACTGCAGAGGGTTTTGGAATAGGATACGAAAATAAAATGGAGGATGTCAATGGAATCATTCGTGAAAGCATGAGCTATCCAGATAATCTCCAAAGACAGACACAAACCAGGAATACTGCAGTTCCGGAAAAAACTATGGATGCTTTAATGGAATATCTGCCATATCTGCAGATAATTGCAGAAAAGAAATATATGGCTTATATTGATCAGAATCAGGCAGTGGATGCACTTGGAGAGAAAATATCCAATAATACTGCTTTGAGAACAAGGAGGATGAGATGAAAGTCAATGGTATCGATATAAGCATATTTTCAGCAAAACAGTTGAGATATGAAATAGAACATAGAGAAGTTAATTCTCAAAGTGAGTGGCCAGCAGCACTTGAAACACCTGTTATGGAAAAGAGCACAAAAGGATTTAAGACAATAACCGTGGCTGTTGCAGTATATGGCAAAGGAAAGGAAGATGTTATACATAATCGAAGTGATCTACTGGCAATCATGTACGAAAAGCTGGAACTGGAACTTGACGGATATTCGAATCGTTTTGAATGCGTACTGGATAAAATAACAGTGAAAGAGGCTATTAAACGTAAATGTCACGAGGTGACGCTGAATTTTATAGGCTATGAATTTGGCAAAGAGATATCAATAAATATGACAAATACAATAAAGACTATAACCGTAAAAGGAAATGACGAGGCGCCTTGCATTGTGGAAATCACACCATCAGTAGATCTGGCATCCGTGGATGTGGATGGAATAGCTTATAATCACATATCCGGAGATAAAGAGACAATTACGATCAGGAACCTCAAAGCCGGAAAAACGGTTATCATTAACGGAGAAGATTGTACGGTCTTACAGGAAGGGGCTAACAAATTTGCCGATACGGATATGTGGGAGTTCCCGGTTCTGAAGCCGGGAGCAAATACTATAAGCTGTTCAAGTGATAAATGTACGGTTACACTGAAATATAAACCAAGATATGTATAGGAGAAAAATAGAATGAAGTTGAAAAATAAAACAATTAAAGAGATTCAGAAGATACTTACTGTTGTTGGAAATAAAGAGATCGATGACTGGCAGCTGGCTTTTAAAATCGCAAACAATAATTATAAATTAATGCGGGCAGCAGAACCGATCATTAAAGTAGAGAACGATATTCTGAGAAAATACGGAGAAAAGGATGAAAATGGTGAACTTATTGCCAGCAGGGATGGAACAGTGAAGATTGTTGACACCAAAAAATATGGGCAGGATATAAAGACACTCATGGAGACAGAAAACGATGTTGAGGTAGAATATTTCAGCAAGAGCGAAGTTTCTAAGATACACATCACACCGAATCAGATTGTATTATTGATGCCGATCATTGAATAACAAATGATTCAGAAGGGATTTTGTATTGTATGCTGAGAATATTGGATAAAAACAAAGTCCCGGTAAAGGGACTGAAAAAATATACGGATTTGTGTATAGAGAGTGCTCTGGAACTGGATGACAGAACACTCTCTTTTTCTGCACCCTACAGAAATATAAGAAATGCAATCGAAAATGAAGGATATATCGAAACCAAAGATGACCGCTATGTTGTGAAAGAGATTGAAAAGACTTCAGGAGGTACAGCCAAGATCCGGGCACAGTTGGATCTGGAATCATTGGAGGGAAAAGCTTTTCGCGAATTCCGGTCAGAAGAGCAGACCATCAGAAATGCCCTGCAGCTTGCGTTTGCAGGCACGGGCTGGACGATTGGAATATGCGAAGTAAGTAAGAAAAGAACATTATCAATGTCTAATGCTTCTGCACTGGATGTATTAAAGCAGGCTCTTAAAACATACAGATGCGAGATTACGATCAATTCAAAGGACCAGATAATTCATATATACACTTCGGTCGGTGAAGATAAAGGATGCTATTTTTCCAATCAGCTGAATCTGACAAAGCTTACTGTACAGTCAACCTCGTATGATTTCTATACAGAGATAGAGCCATATGGTAAAGACGGATTGACTATTGAATCGGTGAATGATGGTAAGACATATCTGGAAAATCATCAGTACAGTTCAAAAGTCAAAAGATGTATCTGGAAAGACGAAAGATACACAGTTCCGGAATCACTGAAAGAGGATGCAGAGGCAAAGCTTAAAGACATGAGCAAGCCTTATGTATCATATTCAGCGAATGTCATAGACTTAGCAAAGCATTCTGAAAAATACAGCATTCTCGAATATGACATAGGCGACACGGTGACGCTGCTTGATGATCTCACCGATACCAGGGAAGAACAGCGTATTGTAGGAATGAAGATCTATCCGGATGCACCGGAAAAGAATAGCTGTACGCTGGCGAATAAAGTACTGACATTTGATGAGCTTGCTCAGAAATATGAAGATACTGCGAATACTGTTGACAACATCACAAATGATAATGGCCAGATTGATGGTGATACGATTGATGGGATCTATAGTAGGCAGGTCATTGACCTGGAAGATGGAATTATTAATTCTGTATACATACAAGAACTCAATACGAAATATGTACAGGTTTCCGGGAAACTGGATGCAGTTGAAATCGAGACCGGAAGCATAAAAGGAAACGTTGCAGAATTTGAAGAGACTTATACAAAAAGGCTTGAGGCTGCAGAGGCAGACATTAAAACCATTCGTACTACAGATTTCTCAGCTGTATATGGCGAGATTGATATCCTTAACTCGCTGTACGCAAATCTTAAAGTTGTACTTTCCGGATCAGCTGGTATCGGTGATCTGCAGAACATCCACCTGACTTCTGATAATGCGGTAATCGATACAGCGCTGATCAGAACGGCAGTGATGGAATCAGTATCCATTGCAGATCTGCTTGCCGGTACGATCAGTACCAATAAGTTCAAGATTATGTCAGATGATGGCGGCATCCAGATATCCGGGGCAACCCAGCAATGGAAAGATGATAACGGAGTTGTAAGGATGCAGGCTGGCCGGGACGCACAGGGGAACTTCACATTCGAGCTTTTTGACGAAACAGGAAAAGGAGTTCTGATCGATTCCACCGGTGTGCAACCGGGAGCAATTGCAGATGGACTGATCGTGAACGAGATGGTTTCTGACACGGCCAACATCGCCGCATCCAAATTGGATATAGACAGCTTGTTCACAGCAATCAATGATAGTACACAGGTCATCAAGAGCAACCGTATCTGGTTGGATGATTCTGGCCAGAGTCTGAATCAAGCATATTCCAAGATGACACAGAACATCACTGAAATTGAACAAACTGCAGGTTCTGCATCAGACAGTGCGTCAGCGGCGGCAGATTCAGCCAAGAAAGCACTGGAAACATTGTCGGGAATATCAACTCTGGATGCGATGTCGGCATCTCTGAACAATGATGCTCATGTGGTCCATACCTACACGGATGGATCCGGCGGAGACTACAGTTCATGTTATACAGTATTCTCAGTGTTCCTGGGCGATACGGATGTATCTGATCATATCGATGAGATCCACACAACTGCATCAGATGGAATCACTGGCACATGGAATCCACAGCTGAGAAAATACCAGGTAACTGCTATGTCCACGGACAGCGGTTATGTAGATATCTCAGCATTGTACGGCTTAGGAGGAAAGGTGCTGCTGGTAGGTGAAAAGGGACTTGTGATCGGCGGTAAAGTATTGATTGTAAAATCTATGGGCTCCTGGATCACAAAACGATTCTCGGTCTCCAAGGCAAAAGACGGAAAGATTGGTCTAAGTTATGACCTTCGAGTTAGTACTCAGATTATCCGGAAGCAGAAAGATGATAAAACGCTGGAACCGACAAATGTGACGTTCTCGGCCTACAAGAATGACAATGGATCCGTGAGCAGCTATTCCGGAAAATTTCAAATCGAAGAATCAAAGGATTCCGGAAAGACCTATGAGATCAAGTATGGCTCCTCATCCGCTGAACTGTTGACGGTATACACACCATCATCTCCGGATGTGCAGATCATCCGGTGTTCCCTGTACGATTCTTCCGGAGTGCAGCTCTTGGACACTCAGACTGCATCAATCATATCAGATGCTGCAGGACTTGCACAGGACATTGCGGCGGTGGACCAAAAAGCCCAGGAAGCAAAAGAAGCGATTCAGACTACTTCACAGGAAGTAACTGAGATCAAGAGTGGCATGGAAGGCTTTGAGACGAAATTATCCAAGACCACAACAGACCTGCAGGGAGTGACCGATGGAACGCTCCTGTACAACACCAAGTGCCAGGATAATGGAGACGGAACAACGACTGTATCAGCGGCATTGTACAAAGCCGGCAGAGAAGTCACGAAGGAATATCCGGCAGCATGGTTCTCCTGGAGCAGGAGGACAGAGCAGGGAGAAGCATTCCTTCAGTATGGATATTCAGTAACAGTAAACAATGATGATTATATGTTCGGTGGAGTTGTAATCGGACAGTTTATCAGATATGTGCAGATGGCTCTTACAGTAGGAGATAAGCTTCTCGTGATCGGAAACAAAGCCATGTGCGTAAATGTAGATGCGTAAGGTGTCCGAATCGGACACCAGAAAGGAGAAAAAATATGGCATTACCACAGGACGGTCAGAACGCGAATGGACTGACCAAAGTAACAGAGATTCCAAAAGGAAAAGAACTGATTTTTATTGATCCGACAACAAATGAAGGCGGGATTATCACCCTTGAGGACCTGACAACTCAGATCCTCAAAAATTTGACATCCCAGACCTTCGCACTGGATCAGGGAAATATGACACTTTTGGCGGCTTTAAACCAATTAAATAGTAATCAAGCAATAACAATAACAAACGTCAAGACAAGCATACTTAAAACAAAAATCACACTGCTCAAAGCAGGAAACATAGTTGTAATTTCCTACACTGGAGATACAATAGATAATGTAAAACAAGGTGATTTGCAAGTAATAGGAACAATCCCTCCTGATTATGTACCGCGGCAAAGAATTGTAATAGCTCCTATACAATCTACACCTCAACAAATACAGTTAATATTTGAAAATAACGGTAATATAACAGCTTATAATTACGGGAATGAAATAACCGCACAAACTACTTGCAGATACAACGGCTGTTATGTCTGTTAAATAGTAACTCGTCCGGACTCAAATTCATTGACGGAGGAACAATTACTCAAGCGGAGGCACAATCAGCCGATCAAGC